TTACAAAGATGGCGGTGGTGCAGGAGCTGCATCTAACCCAGCTGTTAAAGAATCGGAAGATGAATTGGCACGTTGGTTAAGAATCGCTCGCGGTTAATCAAATAAATGGCAGATTAATTTCTGCCATTTCCACCTCTAAAGGTTGAGTTTTTAAGATAATTAGTTTATAATAGGCAATATAGGAGATAATTTATGTCAGGACGCTCGTACGGTGCAGAAGAAAAGGCAAAACTAGAAAGATTGATTAGCGAAGGTAGTACAGTATTACGTGAAGTCGAAGATTTAACAGAAGGCTTAAAAGAAACAGTTAAGGCAGTAGCAGAAGAATTGCAGATCAAACCATCAGTTATTAATAAGGCAATTAAAATCGCACATAAAGGTGATTGGCAAGCCCATAATGCTGATTGGGAAGAAATTGAAGCAATTTTGGATATTACAAAACGTATCTAATAAGTAGTATAATAGAAAGGTTAGCTGGCCATAAACAGCATGAAGGTATTTGTCAGCCTAAATTGACAATGGAGAGTAAACTATGTCTTATGTAGACGCATGGTTTGACCGCGAGAACGATATCGTTCGAGTAGTTGAACGCAACAAGAAAGGTGAAAGGGAATTTAGAGATATTCCTGTACGCCATACATTTTATGTAAAAGACCCACGCGGCAAATTTACTTCAATTTACGGGGATACACTAACACGTATTATCTGTAAAAACACAAAAGAACTACGTAAAGAACAGGCCATTAACAATGGCAAGGAAATGTTTGAATCAGACATTAATCCTATCTTTGTAACACTAAGCGAACACTATTTAAATCAGGATGCTCCTAAACTAAATGTAGCATTTTTCGATATTGAGGTAGACTTCGATCCAGAGCGTGGCTACGCTAGTCCAGATGATGCCTTCATGCCAATTACTGCCATTGCCGTTTACTTGCAATGGATGGAAACTATGGTGTGTTTGGCTATTCCTCCCAAGAAATTAAAAATGGAGGATGCCAAAGAAATGGTCAAAGACTTTCCTAACACATATTTGTTTGATAACGAAGCAGATTTGTTGGACATGTTCTTGGATCTTATAAAAGATGCTGATGTTATTAGTGGTTGGAACAGTGAAGGGTTTGACGTACCTTATACAACAAATAGAGTTACAAAAGTGCTCAGCAAAGAAGATACTAGACGTTTCTGCTTGTTTGATCAATTTCCTAAACGTAGAGAATATGAAAAGTTTGGCCGTGATAGCGTAACCTATGACTACATTGGTCGCGTTCATTTAGACTATCTCGAACTGTACCGTAAGTATACGTATGAAGAACGTCACAGTTATCGACTGGACGCTATTGCTGAATATGAATTAGGCAAGCGTAAAACACAATACGAAGGTACACTAGATCAATTATACAACAACGACTTTAAGACGTTTGTCGAATACAACATTAATGACTGTAAACTACTTGACGATTTGGACAAGAAATTAAAGTTCATGGATCTTGCCAATACACTGGCACATGAAAATACAGTATTGTTACAAACAACAATGGGTGCTGTGGCTGTTACTGAACAGGCTATTATTAACGAAGCACATCGCAGAGGTTTCCAAGTTCCTAATAGAACTAAGATGAGTGAGCGTGAAGAAAACACAGCAGCCGCAGGTGCTTATGTTGCTTATCCTAAAGAAGGCATTCACGATTGGATTGGCTCACTGGATATTAACAGTCTGTATCCAAGTGCAATTCGTGCGCTCAACATGGGTCCGGAAACTATTATTGGTCAATTGCGTCAAACAATGACTGACGAGTATATTGAGGCACAAATGGCAAAAGGTAAATCGTTTGCAGCTGCTTGGGAAGGTGTATTTGGTAGTTTAGAATACACAGCCGTTATGAACCAAGAGATTGGTACAGATATTACCATCGACTGGGAAAATGGAGAAAGCGATGTATTAAGTGCTGCAGAAGTTTATAGACTAATATTTGAAAGCAATCAGCCTTGGGTTATTAGTGCTAATGGTACTATCTTTACTTACGAGAAAGAAGGTATCATTCCTGGCTTGCTAAAACGCTGGTATGCAGAACGTAAAGAAATGCAGGCCAAATTAAAAGATGCTATAAAGGCAGGAAATAAAGTTGAAGAAGAATACTGGGATAAAAGACAGTTGGTTAAAAAGATTAACCTCAATAGTTTGTATGGCGCTATTCTTAATAGTGGTTGTAGGTTCTTTGATAAGCGTATTGGTCAGTCCACTACTCTTACTGGCAGGCAGATCGTAAAACACATGGCCGGTAAGGTCAATGAAATTATTGCCGGAGAATATGACTACAGAGGTAAAGCTGTTATCTACGGTGACACTGACAGTTGTTATTTTAGTGCTTATAAGACACTACAAAAAGATATCGATACCGGTAAGATTCCTTGGACTAAAGAAACAGTTGTTGCTTTATATGACCAGATTGGTGAAGAAGTTAATACAACATTCCCTCAGTTTATGCTAGACACATTCCATGTACCTAAGTCACGTGGAGAAGTTATTAAAGCAGGTAGAGAAATTGTTGGATCTAAAAGTTTGTTTATTACTAAGAAACGTTATGCTGTTCTTTATTATGATAAAGAAGGCAAGCGTACAGACATAGATGGCAAGCCTGGAAAGATCAAGGCCATGGGTTTAGATTTGAAGCGTAGTGATACTCCAGAATTTATTCAAGACTTTTTAAGTGATGTTCTTGAAAAAGTTTTAACTGGTGCTAAAGAACAAGAAGTGCTGGATCAAATCAGCGAATTTAGAATTAAATTCAAAGCTCGTCCAGGTTGGGAGAAGGGTAGTCCAAAACGTGCCAATAAGATTACTGAATACCAAGGCAAAGAAGCAAAAGCTGGGAAGGCTAATATGCCTGGACATGTTCGTGCAAGTATTAATTGGAATACATTAAAGCGTATGTACAATGACAAATATTCTATGGGTATTACAGACGGTGCCAAAGTTATCGTGTGTAAACTTAAACCTAATCCGTTAGGTTACACATCAGTTGCATATCCAGTGGATGAACTGAGGTTACCACAGTGGTTCAAAGATTTACCATTTGATCACACTGAGATGGAACAGACCATCATTGACAATAAGTTAGAAAACTTAATCGGTGTACTTAACTGGGACATTACATCAACAGAAGAAAAGAACACATTTAATAGTTTATTCGAGTTTTAATATGAAAATTATAATTGCAGGTTACGGATTTGTTGGAAAGGCGGTTGTAGAATCGTTAAAAAATATAATAGTATATATTGTTGATCCAAAATATAATACAAGTCAAATATCACAAAATGAAGATGCAGATGGTATTATTATTTGCGTAGGAACTCCCAGTACTGATATTGGAGATTGCGATGTCAGTCAAATTTATCAAGTAATGGATCAAGTTCCCGAGACTATGCCAGTGTTAATTAAATCAACTATCCGTCCAGATTACCTAAATAGACTATTGGTAAATTATCCCAAACATAGCATTTGCTATAGTCCAGAATTTTTACGTGCGGCAACTGCTAACGAAGATTTTGCCAACCAAACATATATGGTGTTAGGCGGGTTTGATCCAAATTGGATGTGGGAGAATTTATTTAAACAATCTCTTAAAAACCTAAATACAATTGAACATTGTACACTAACAGAAGCCGCTATGGTAAAATATGCCACTAATTGTTTCCTAAGTGTCAAAGTAGCGTTCTTTAATCAGATTTACGATATGTGCCAAGCTAATGGTGCAGACTATAACAAGATTGTCGAACTATTAAAATTGGATGAGCGTATGGGTACAAGTCATATGCAAGTTCCAGGGCCAGATGGAAGTCGTGGATTTGGGGGTGCTTGCTTCCCTAAAGATACATCAGCATTTATGTATTATGCCGATTCATTACAAATGTCGCACACACTTGTGGAATCGGCAATAAAATATAATAAACGAGTTAGAAAAACATTGACATTGTCACAAAAACCTATATAATAACAAAACATGGAGATCCTTATGAAAGACTTTTTACAAGACCTAGTAGCACATACGCACAGTTTGGGCTTTTTACCTTTGGTCAAGGTAAGTGCAACTGACACAGAAACAAATATCGAGTCAATGGCTGAAGATCGTAGCGTTATCCTTAATGCTAAGACCAAGGAGCCCGTTGAAAACCTAGAAGGCACTTTTGGTATGCCTAACTTAAACAAGTTAGACATTCATTTGAAGTGCCCAGAGTACAAAGAAAACTTTACTATCGATGTTGTTACACAAAATCGTAACGGTGAAGATATTCCAACAGGCTTGCACTTTAAGAATGGTGCCGGTGACTTCGAAAACGACTATCGTTTTATGAATAGCGATATCATTAATGAAAAAATGAAATCAGTTAAATTCAAAGGTGCTAAGTGGGATATTGAATTTGCGCCAACAATGGCTAGTATTCAAAAATTAAAATTCCAAGCAGCTGCTCACACTGAAGAGCAAACATTCCAGGTTAGTGTTGACAATAACAATTTAGTTTTTAAATTCGGCGATGCAACTACACATGCAGGTTCCTTTGTATTCCAAAGAGGTGTTACTGGAAAATTACGTCAAACATGGAGTTGGCCTGTTAGTCAAGTTCAAAGCATTTTGAACTTAAATGGTGACAAGACTGTTCGCATCGCAGATGCAGGAGCACTACAAATTACCGTAGATAGCGGACTTGCAGAATACGAATACATTTTACCAGCACAGAGCAAATAACATGACTCAAGAACAAATTTTAGTAGCATGTGTATTATGGGCGGTGTGTATGGCCATTAGTTACACACACAGCGGTTGGCGCAATATGCGTGACTGTTATATGATGTGGTTTACCAAAGAATATTGGACTGGATACAATACTGTAGAATTTGTTAGCTGGTTAGCTAAAGCAATCATTATTATTCCTGGATTAATCTTTGGAATTCAAATATGGGAATTGTATTACCTAACACTCTTAACAAGTGTCACACTTATATGGGCTAGCCGTAAAAAAGCCTTGCCAACCCTAGTAGGTTTCAATACAATGTGGGCTTGGCTAAGTTTAATGGTTCTAGCACAGCATTGGATCAAATGATTAAAAATTTACTTAAACGCTTTTTCTGTCCTTATAAAGGCCCTGTTGGAGAACAATTAGGACTTATCGAAGGCATGAGTGCAGATCAGTATACTTGTCCAGAATTAAAAAATAGGATTGTTTCCAGGTATAAAGTAATTTGTTTTCCACCTGAAACTCCACTAAGTAATCCAACAAACTACGATCCCTTAAATCCGCCTGCGGGATGGAGATGGGATCCGTATTACGAGATATGGCATAAAACTAATGAATAAGAATTTAACAGCGACACAAAACGATTATGCATATTTCCTGCCGGCAACGTCGGGATTTTATAGCACCTATATAGGTAAACAGCGTCATAGCAATTACGTAGATCCGGCACGTATTCCTGCCAGCTTCGGTCCGTTAGGCATTGAAGCTATGAACTACTTGAATCCTAACGCATCGTTCTATTTTGATCATTGTTTGTATTCAGCTGGACATGCTAATTTAGATTTGGCAAAGTCTGATCCTAGTGAAGACATGTTTCGTAACAGAGACCGTACAACTAGTTGGGTATTAGGGGACTCGGGTGGTTTCCAAATTGGTAAGGGTGTATGGGCAGGTGAATGGAATGATCCAAATGGTCCAGTAGTTGCACAACGTATGGCTGAAGCAGTTGCTAAAGGCATCGAGTTGGTTCCACAACTACATCCAACTGGACATCCTAAAACTGATAAGAACGGTAATCCAAAGTATACTAAAATTGATCATGCTAAACTATATCAGGATCAGTTAGATGCGGCACAAAAGAAACGTGAACAAGTTCTTGCGTGGATGGATGCACTTATGGATTATGGCATGGTACTTGATATCCCAGCATGGGTTGGACGTAGTCCAGTTGGTGCTAAGAACAGTGGTGTTGCCGATTATCCACAAGCTGTTGCAGCCACAAAATACAATAACGAGTATTTTATTAAGCATCGTACAGGTGCTTGTAAATTCTTAAATGTATTGCAAGGCGAAAATCATAAGCAAGCAGAAGATTGGTATCAGCAGATGAAAGACTTCTGTGATCCTAAAAAGTACGACAAGCCATTTAACGGCTGGGCAATGGGCGGACAAAACATGTGCGACGTAGACTTAGTCTTACGCAGAATTGTAGCATTAAAGTTTGACGGCTTGCTAGAAGAAGGTCATCAAGACTGGATGCACTTTTTGGGTACAAGTAAACTGGAATGGGCATTACTACTAACAGATATTCAACGTGCTGTTCGTAAATATCACAATCCTAAGTTCACAATTAGTTTTGATTGTGCTAGTCCATTCCTTGCTACCGCTAATGGACAGATTTATGTACAAACAGAAATCAAAGATCGTGAAAAATGGTTGTATAGAATGTTGCCTAGTTTAGATAATAAAAAATATGCTAGCGATACA